GTTCAAGCAGCCGCATACACATGGGCAGTGCAAGCAATGGAACCACAAGGTTTCGGGAAAGCACAAAACTTTGAATTCGTGTACCTAGTCAAAGGTGCAGTACACAGAACTTACTTAGAACTTGGACCAGCGGATTGGGCAGGACTGGTTGCGCTTGCTCATTCCGCTGGGACACAAATAGCCGCTAACCTACCAGAGTGGCCACTCCAAATGAGTGGCTGGCACTGTGCGCCAAAGTGGTGTCCTGCGTGGAACTCATGCAGGGGTAGATATGCGGGTCCAGACCCTTGGGCTCAACTTTAGGAGGTAAAAATGGGTGAACAAGACATACGGATATCTATCTCACGTAGAAGCGTGGCACAGGTAGCACCGTACGAATCAGAGGAGGCTTCCGCCAGTGTGGAAATCTCACTTGCTGCTGACACGTCTGCTGAAGAGGTGGTAGCACAACTCAAAGGATGGGGTGATCGTATCGCCACAGCAAACTTTGAAGCACTTGGTATCGGTTACGAGATAGATGAGGTGGCTGTTAGACGGCTCCAAAAAAGCGTTCCCGAGAACAACCAAAGTCCTGCCGTGGCTCCCGCCCCGAAACAGGCAGCAGCCGCTCCAGCCAAGAGTGCGCCCGCTGGTGACGGTATATGGCGAGACATAATGGACAACTCAGACAACTGGTTTGTCAACTGGCCTGACATTGTTAGTGGCGTAGAAAGCAACGCTAAACGTCCCGCATACAGGAAAAAGGGACCTAACGGTACAGGCGTTTGGCTAGTCAACCAAGACAATGAGAACTCTGCTGCATTCCCAGAATGGTTTGTGTGTCCAAAGACAGGCAAAGGATCAGAAGAACTCCTTGAAATAGGTAGACAAATCAAACAAAAGTCCTTCGCTAAGTAGGGGGCATGGCGGTACTTCACTCAGAAGAAGAAATCGCACGCAGATTGGTAGAAGCACAACAAGAAGCGGACGACAACACTTCAGAAGAGACAGAAGATACGTCACCTCAAAGACCTAAGCGTTTCCCACTCTCATCCACCGTAGTCGAGAGTCTCGTCGGGTTCATAAGGAACCCAACGGAACGCTGGTACCTTGGGTTTCCAGAATTTGATCTGGCGACCCGAGGTATAGGTCGAGGTGAAGTCATGATGGTAATCGGACGTAGCCACACAGGTAAAAGTCAAATACTTTTAAACTCCATAGTGTGGAACCTGATCAACCAACACGACTCATATGCCGTGATCTTTTCCTTAGATGAACCAAGAGAACTAGTTTTAATGAAACTGTTCTGCTTACTCAAAGGACGCTCATCAGAAGAAGTCGAAGACGCAATCAAAGAAGGTGACAAAGACACCCTCTCTGATCTTGAACGTGCAGCAACACAAGAACTCTCTCGTGTAGCCATCATCGACGAAGCGATCAACCTGACAGAAATGAGTCGGGTAATGGAAGAAGCCAGAGCATGGTGGGGTGCTGAACCCTCATTCTGCATGATCGACTACCTAGAACTACTACCCGGAGGTGACGCAGATGCGACAGGAGTCACATCAAAAGCGCAGGCTGTTAAACGTTGTGCTAAAGAAGAACGAGTACCAATAGGGCTAGTTCACCAAGCAGGACGAGGCAGCGCAGATCCCGGAAAATCAGCAGGGTTATACGGAGGTAGATACGGGGGTGAGCAAGAAGCCATCTTCGTGTTAGAGGTATACCGAAAGAAAGACAGAACAGATCTGTCCGACTGGGAAACCCTCTACCACGCCAACTCCGTTAACATGAACCTGTGCAAAAACAAACGCACAGCGAAACTGTTAGACCAAACGTATTACATGGATCCTGTAGCAGGACACGTCCACCCGTATCACGAAAATCTGATACCGGAGGCAAGACGATGACAGTTACACAATTTAAAACAAAACGAATGTCTATCCCTATGGGAGCAGGGCATTGGATCCAACGTTGGGTTGTACTCCAAGACGGCAGCATAAAAATATTGTTCGACACAGAAGAACAAGCACAATCATTCATTGAAGATCAACTCGAAGATTGGGGATCTAAAGATGAATGAAGAAACCATACAAGGCTTCGCTGACCTGTTCCAAGGGGGGAAGATAGCCCAATCCCACAAGGATGGCTACTTCGCTCCTATGGAGGCAACAGATGGCACACATTTTGATGCCTCAGGAACCGTCTATTTGAGGGCTGTAGAGGCTCATCTCACAGAAGATAATGCGGGTATAGGTGTTTACCCTCTCGTGGCCTTAGAGGACCCCACAGACGGCTCTCACAGCCTCGTAGTTCATTGGGGTTGCGTCGATTGGGACGATGGACTGGCAGAATCCTTTAAACACGCCAATAACGTATACAATCTATTGAAACAATTAGGTGTCAGATCATGGGTAGAAACATCCAGATCAAAAGGACACCACCTGTGGGTATTCTTTGAAAAACCACTTCCCGCACGCAAAGTACGAGAAGGACTAATAGGAGCATGCAACATAGTTGATGCACCCATCAAAGAAGTAAACCCTAAACAAATAGAACTAACAGGAAAAGGATTCGGCAACGGGCTAAGACTCCCATACCCACACGACCACGAAACAGGCAGACAAGAAATGAATAACTTAGAGTATTCTTTCTCAATAGTCCCAGCACAAGTGTTCGTAGAAGAAGCATTACCAACCAGAGTCACCGCTGAACAATGGGAACAAGTACACACCCTGTACAAACAAGCAGAACCACCACCTGTTAGAAGAGAATCGTTCAGTTACACAGGACGCAGACTCACAGGACTAGCAGAAGCAATCAGAAGAAACGGACCTCGCAGAACAGCAGACAAACCACACGGTGACAGATCGTCCACCCTATTTGGTTTAGCATGTGCGATGATTAGACAAGGCTACACCGACGGGGACATAATGACTGAGTTAACTTCAGCCGACCAAGACTGGGGCGGAAAGTTTGCTTTACGCCACGACGGTGAGCAAAGACTACGGAGACTAATAGACAGCGCACACACAGACGCATGGAAAGACCGTGAAAAGTATAACACTAAAAATAAATCGTAGACCCAAAGCCAAAGCAAGACCAAGGCACAACAAAAAAGGGCAAGTGTTCACGCCCAAAGCGACAACAGACGAAGAAAAAGCAATCCGTGCAGCATGGGAAGAAGCCGAACTAGACACACTAGAAGGACCAGTGGAAGTATCGTTAACTTACACCCCAGAATGTAGTATAATAACTGTACAGGAATCGCCACACAATGCTACAACCCTGAGAGGCGACATAGACAACTATGTCAAACTCACATTAGATGCACTCAACGGGACAGCGTGGATAGATGACAAGCAAGTTGTTCGTATAAACGCTGTGAAAGTGAACAAAATTGATCCTGATTGAATTAGAAAAATGGGAATACGAATGGGCATCCCACGTAGGCATACGCAGATTCACAGAAAACTGGGAAAAACAAGACGCAGCCCATTACAAACGTGAATACATGGAAGACGACAGAAGCGCCCAAGTCGCAGCAGCAATAGGGGAACTAGCAGTAGCACGAGTAACCAACCAATACTGGGGTGGTCACGTATGGGCAGGTAACCGCCACGTAGAAAACCGTAACCGTGCAGACGTAGGACACAATATCGAAGTGCGCAGAGTGCGCACATCAAGCAACGCAGCCGTAAGAAAAAGGCAACTAGGGCAAGGACTGACCCTGTTCGTGGTACGACCAGTACCACCCGAATTCAGAGAAGTAGAAATGCTTGGTTGGATAGACCACGACGAAGCATGGGAACTCGGAGAGCCTTCCGGTTACGACGCTGATAACACCAGAGTAATTGCCGAAAAGTTCCTCCATGAAGTGACGGAATGGCAAAAAAACGAGAATACTCTTACAACCCTGACACAATAGCATGGATGGCACGAGCAGGATTACCTAACGTAATTAACTGCACAGCAGACGTACGCCCATTAACAGAACTTCAAGCAATGATGGAAGAAGTACCCGGAATTGTTAACAAAATAAGATCCCTTGAAGAAACACTGTTACTCAAAGAAGCATTAGCAGAAGCGTTCGAAACCCTATCAGCAGAAGACTTGTGGATAGCAGAACGGCTACTAATAGAAGGCATGTCATTACGCAAAGCAGGCGCAGTTCTAAGCATACCTAAAACCACACTCGCACGAAGACGTGACAAAATA